CGCAGCGCGTCGGTCGCAGGTGGTCAGATTCTTACCGTGTCAGTTTTGACACACTCGCGGCGTGGACAAACGGACACGGTAGTGGGAGGATAGTGTTGCGGAGAGGCCCTCGGGTCGGCATGCATCGTGCTTAGAGCAAGGAGCGTGCCAGCCTGCGCGGGCGTGGGGTCGAGGTCGAGCTAGGCCACCCCCAGTGACCCGCATTAAATGTCAAGATCGTGTGCGCAGCCTACGGGCCGCCCATATAGAACGACGTATGTAACGTCAAATCTCTGTCAAGGAGTGCCCATGAGCCACAAAGGCGAGCGCGCCCGAGCCTACATCCTCGCCCACCCGGACGAGACGAAGACCCAGCAGGCCATCGGCGCGGGCGTCTCCGAGGCCACGATCGCCCTCATCCGCCGCGAACTCGTCGAGCGCGGGCTCCTGCCCGCCGATCGCAAGGCGCGCGTCGTCAACGGCGTCTCCCCGACCACCCCAGCGGTCCCGCTGCCCTCCCCGCAGCCCCCGCCGGGCATGCTCGACCACACCGCCATGCAGGCGCTCGCCGACATCGCCTCGCTCGAAGACCTCAACGATGACGAAGTCCAGAAGCGCATGCTCAAGCAGTGCATCCGCTTCGCGTTCGACCCCCAGCTTCACGCCGACACCCGAATGTCGGCCTCGGTCCAGTGGGGCAAGCTCCGCGACGCCGTCAAGGCGAAGGACCTCGGCCCCGGCCCCCCGATGACTCGGGAAGCGGCCAAGGCCCGCTACAAAGACCTGACCATCGCGCTCGCCGACGTTGCCCTCGTGGTGGAGGTCCTGTTCGACTCCTACCCGGCCACCTCGGTGATCGCGGCACTCAACACCATTCTCGACAGCCGCGAGGGAACCCGTGAAGGGCAAGTACCCGCTCAACCGCCCCAAGCTGCACAAGGCGCTGCTGGAGCTACTCCAGCACCCTGAAGTCGTCGTCCGCTTCAAGCACATGACCGCCCAGTCCGGCCTGTCCGACTGGGACGACGTGGTGCCCCCGACGAACATCATCATCTCCGTCAACGCGAACGACCAGACGGCCATGGCCGACCACGTCGCCATCGTGATCCACGAACTCCTCCACGTCATGTTCATGCCGATGTGTCTGGGCTGGCTGACCGAGGAGGTGGAAGAGGTCGTGATTCTCGCCCTCGACGCCCACATGTCGAAGTACGTGATGGAATCGCCCGCCCGGTTGCATCGGTGGGAAAAGGAGATCGCGAAGAAGATCGCCCTCTCGGACAAGATGGAGTTCACTGCGAAGGGACGCCCATGCGCCACGAAGCCCGTAACGAAGCCCACATCTGCTTCCACGACAGCGGACACCAGAACTCCGTAGACTGCTGGTGCGAACCGGCGCGGATCTACTGGTTCACGAACGTCCACGGCGTCACGATCCTCGTGGTTGAGCACGTCGACGACGCGCGTATCCACCGCCTCGTCCGCACGGCGGCCCGCGAACGTGACAAGGACATCGAGTACGCCCCGAACGTCTCGTGGGGCATCGACGAGCCGTGGATCAGCCGCGCGCTCGACCGTGTCAGAATAGACACACCCCCCGACCCGAACGAAAGGAAGTTGTGATGCTCCAGATGCAGACGGGTGAGTACCGCATTACCGTCGAGTTCCAGCCCCCCGAGGGTGAACCCATCCGAGCGTACTCCCTGACCCACGAGAAGTGGACTTCCGGCTTCGGTGACACCCCCGAAGACGTACTCACCTACGAGGCACGGCGCGTCATCAAACGCCTCCTCGTGCGAAAGGATCGCTGATGGCCCCCGAGTCCGAGTGGTTCCGGCCCCCCAAGTTCATCGAGTACTCTCCACCGGCCGACTACATCCAGTTCGTCTGGATCGCCGAGCCCCAGCACCCCCACCACCGCTTCGGTGAGAAGGGCTGTTTCGGCGTCTCGTACAAGGTGACCGACGAGCTACTCCTCCGCGCGAACGAGCCGAAGGAGATGCTGAAGCTGCTCAAGGAGGCCGCGCTCCGCGAACTCCATCGCCGCATCGCCGATCCGCAGAAGTGGGCACTCCCCGAGGGCTGTCGCTACGACGACATGCTCTGGAACCCGGTGCTCGAACGCCTCGTTAACCCCGACGGCACCGCCGTCATCCGCGTACAGGAGCCACAATGAGCCCGCTGACCTCGATGTGCCGCATCTGCGGCAATCCGAAACCGACGAACGAGTTCGCCCTCAACGAGTGCAGCAACTGCGCCGAGCACGGCCGTGTGGCCGGTGCGGCCTTCGCTGCTGCGAACCCCGAGGCGTCGCAGGACCAGATCCTCTACGCCGAGCGGATGGCGAAGCAGGCTCGCGCGCACATGTCCCGGAAGAACTACGTGGACCCGCGCACCTTCAGCGCCTCGACCGGCATGATCCCGCAGCCGCCTCAGACGGGCGGTCGCCAGTGAAGGACTTCGATCCGCTCGTCCCGCAGCAGTACGACATGCCCGCGCTCATCTCGCAGCGCCTCAAGACCGTGAAACAGCATGCCGAGGTGCCCGACGCCACCGACGCCATCGCCACCATGAAGTACTGGGACGAGTACCGCCGGAAAGAGCGTCTGCGCATCGCCGGGCTCGGCATCACGCCGGACGAGGGCGGCCTCGTCACCCCCGAACAACTTGCTCAGATCGGTCTCATCATCGGTGAGGCACCCACGACCGCGAACCTTCTGGAACGCGAGATCACCAACCACCTCGAAGACATCTACAAGAACGGGGGCTCACCCGACATGGTTCTCCTCACGCCCGAGTGCGCGTTCGAGAACGGTGTGATCGGGATCTGGAGGTTCAGGTGGCTCAAACTCCAACAGCGCATCCGTGGCATCTGGAGTCGGAAAGGCTCCTCTGGCGGAGCATCTGCGCCCCCAACCGGTGGTACAACGCCGACGGGAGCGTAGGCACCCACCCACGTTCGCTGTACAACTTCATCCGGCATGCGTGGGGCGCGGAGCACTTCCTCGCTTCCCACCCTGCCGAGCCGCAGTGGCTCTACGAGCCGATCCACGTTCCGTACACGACGTGGCTTCAGCACCACCTGCTCGCATGGAAACGGCACGCCCTCAGCGGCGTCCCCGAGCAGTACAACATCATGTCGCTGCTCCCGCGCGGGTTCGGAAAGACCGTCTCTTCCACGAAGGCCGGTTCACTCTGGACTCACCTCGACGACCCCGACATGACCACCTTGATCCAGTCCGCCACCGACGAACTGTCGGGCGACATCCTCGGAGCGATCCTCGCGGTCTGCTCCTCGGGCAAGGACCACGACCCCGACTCGTGGTTCGTCTGGCTGTACGGCGACTGGGTCACTGGGGCGCAGCAGAAGACGAAGTCCTTCATCAAGCATGCGTACCGGCGCGCCCGTAACATCGGCGAGCCCTCGTTCGACGCCTCCTCGGCCGGCATCGGCACCACCGGCTATCACCCGCGCCAGTCGTGGTGGGATGATCCGCTGGAGAAGGAGAAGCTGAAGAAGGATCGCACGGCGTACCTGCGAGGGCAGAAGGATGCCTTCAAGTCATCTGCGAACGCCCTCCACCGCAACGGCCTCCGCGTGCTCACGGCGACCCGCTACCTCGACGATGACGTAGCCGGCCACCACATGCACGAGGAAGGCGTCGCGTCGTGGACCGGCATGGCCTGCCCCCACCTGTCGATGTTCGACAAGGTGCCATTCGGCACGGGCATGTGGCACGTCTTCTTCTGGCAGACCGAGGACGAACTCACCGGTCAGCCGACCCATCCGAAGCTCTGGACCGTCGAGGAAATCCGACGCCGCAAGCGCACCGACGCCGAAGACTTCGCTGGGCAGCAGCAGAACAACCCCGGTGCGTCCGAACACGCACCCCTCGTCGAGTCGCAGATCCCGTGGCTCTACGTCTCCTACCCGGACTTCATCTGGGACGTGCAGATCGAGTGGGCAACCGTCCACATCGACACCGCGTTCAAGAACAAGGAGAACATCGGGCGCGGGGACTACTCGGTCATCGTGGTCTGGCTGAAGGATGCCCGCAACAACGGCGTGCTCTACCTCGACAGCGACCTCTGTCGCGCCTCCAACGAGTGGCGTGAGGAGGACTTCAACAAGGAACTCGTCAAGGTCTGCCTCAACCTCCGGCGTCGCGGCATCTTCATCCGCGCCATCACCGACGAGGTCGAGCCCGGTGGCAAGGAAGGCACCTACAAGAACCGCATCCTCGGCATCCTCCGCACGGCCGGCATGCAGTTCGGCGAAGAGCAGTTCATGCAGTTCAACCGCACCAAGGACAAGAAGGCACGCATCCGTACCGCCGCCGGCCACTGGGCCGAGGGCTACGCGCGCATCCTCTTGAACAAGGGCGACTGCACCTGTCCTCCGCCCGTGTACGACCCGAAGACGAACAAGCACATCACCGGGCAGTGCCCGCACTTCATCGTCCCGCCCCATGTGCGGATGCTCGTCAACCAGATCCTCAAGGTCGACACGTCCACGCACGACGACCTTGCCGATGCAGCGGCTGACGGCTTCACCCACAAGCTGTGGCGACCGCCCGACACGAACCCCGGCCTCGTACAGGCCGAGGGAACGATCGTTCGTCGACCGTGGGACGATGACCTCAAGGGCGTGGGCAAGCCCATGTCGAACGAAGAACTCCTCAACATGATGGCCGATCGCGACGAACTCCGCCAAGCGGGGTACTTCGACGACGGCGTACGTGGCTTCGAGGAGGACAACTGGGTCCCTCCACGGGACCCGATCTAAGGGAGTCGCGCCGTAGAACTGCCGGTGAAAGACCGGTGGTCTCCTCATGAGGGTTGGCGCGACCAGTGTCTTACCGGACAGTAGCTCAATGGACAGAGCACCCGGCTACGAACCGGGAGGTTGTGGGTTCGAGCCCTACCTGTTCGGCCATCGTGATCGGTTGCGAAGCGTCGAGCACTGAGGTTGTGAACCTCGGCCACCGGATGCGAGTTCCGGCGATCACTCCATCCACCCAAGAGGCACCACCATGGCGAACCTCGTCCCCACCTCCTACATCGGCAACCTCGGCAACAACACATGGCTTCGCCATGGAGGTTCGACGCTCAACGGGGTGCTCTCCGATGTCGATGACGCCACATGGGTCTTCGGCGGCGGCTCGAACTCCATCTACAGCGGCTCCTTCGGGACCGCCTCGAACGGCTTCGGCAGCGTCGATGCCCGCACGCTCTGGGCGAACATCAAGATGCGCCGGATCGCGGTCCCCGACACGGGCTTCGGAACCGGTTACATCCAGATGTACGTCACCAACCACCTCGGCACGAAGTGTTTGGTTCAGTTCGATCCGGCCGCGCTCCTGAACCCGACGCCCTCGGGCGGTGACATGGTCTGGTACAGCGCCCATCCCGCCAGCGATTGGGCCGACACGGGTACCGCCGACACGATCGACCTCTACTTCAACGGAGGCATCGGCAACGCGGCCGAGATCGACATCGCCGAGATCAGCTTCGGCAACGTCAAGGAAGGTTCCTCAACCGTCACCGTCACGTCCGGCAGCCACATCACGACGAACAAGGAAGGCGCGAACACCGTCGCCCCCTCTGCTGACCTGACGATCACGATCACACCCGACAGCGGCTACCAACTCTCCGACCTCACGGTCGACAGTGTGAGCATCGGCGCAACCGCGATCGCACAGGCACGCACGGACGGCTTCTACGTTCTCCAGACCGTCGTTGCGAACCACACGGTCGCCCTCACGTCCGAACTGATCGTCTTCACGCCCTCCGGCGACGCCTCGGGCACGAACAAGAACGGCCAGTCCACGACCGGCTCGGGCGCAGCGACCTTCACCTTCAGCGACACGTCGGTTGTGGTCGGCGACACGATCACCGTCACGGTGACGCCCTACGTGGGCACCACGATCACCGACATCATCGTCGACGGCGTCTCGATCAAGAACAACATCAACCCGGACACCGGGCTCGCCTACCACTTCGGCTGGGTGCCCGACGCACCGTGCGCGTTCCCCTACGAAGTCCCCGGCACCGGCCCGGACATCGCGGCCACCACGGCCTCGCTGCCCACTGGGTCGATGAACTCGTACTTCTTCATGCCGCCCGGCTCGACCGTCGGCATCATCGACGACGGGAACTTCTATCAGGGCATGGGTCACAAGCCCCTCAAGAAGAAGACCTAACGAAAGGACGCCTCGTGCGTATCATCGTGTTCGACATCGAGTCCCGCCTCTGGGCCAAGGACCTCGATCCCAAGGACGAAGAGCATGGGTGGGAACTGCTCCGGCAGGGCAAGGGTGGCGCGTCGGCGATCTCGCTGTACGACACCCACGAGGAGTGGCTCTACACCTACGATGACCACGAGATCGAGACGGCCGCGCGCCACCTCGAACAAGCGGACATCCTCGTCGGCTACAACAGCGACGGGTTCGACATCCCCGTGATGGAGGGGCTCGCCAGACGGCGGCTCCGCATCCGTCACAGCTTCGACATCTACACCGCCCTCACGGGCGCGTGCGCGATGCGCGGCATCAAGCTCGGCAAGGGCGACCTCAAGCTCGAACGCATCTCGCGGCGGAATCTCGGCCGAGGGAAGATCGAGCACGGCGGGAACGCCAAGCAGCTTGCGAAGGACGGGAAGTTTGGCCGGCTCTTCCGCTACTGCTCCGACGACGTGCATCTCACCTACGACCTGTTCATGAAAATCGTGGACGACGGCGGCCTCATCGGTCCGAGCGGCTTCCTCCGCCTGCCGCTCCCGGTCGATCTCAAGAGGGCTACATGAACGCACTCGCGATCCAGAAGGAGCCGTCGGCCTTCGCCTACAACCAGCAGATGTGCAACATGGTCGTGGACTGCCTTCGCTACTCGGAGTCGCAGTTCAACGGCATCCGGGCCAAGTGGCCCCGGCTGTACGACCTGTGGCGTGGCTCGTGGTCCGGCCGCTTCCACCCGCACAAGAACAACGTCCACATCCCGCTGATCTTCTCCGCCCTCTGGGCGGATGCTGCGCGCAAGGCCGCGTCCTCGCTGTCCTCGTACCCGCCCGTCAACTTCATGGGCTACGGTCCCGACGACCGCAAGATCGCGCAGAAGCAGGAAGCCCTGAACGCCGCGCAGATGAAGGACGACCGCGCCTTCCTCAAGCAGGTCGACCTCCTCGTGGCCTCCGGCCTGTACGGCGTGGCCGTGATGCAGGTGGGCTGGAAGCGCGACGAGCAGACCCGGATCATGGAGCAGATCGACCGCATGCCCCTCTCGGGCAAGGTCGTGCGCCACATCCGCAAGGGCAAGGTCGTCATGTTCGACGGCCCCGAGTCCATCAACGTCGACCTCCTCGACTTCTTCCCGCAGCCCTCCGTGGGCCGGCTGGAGAACATGAAGTGGGTCGTGCGTCGCTACTTCCTCGACCTCGACGATGTCCGCTACCTCGCGGAGATCGGCACGTTCGACAAGGCCGAGCTTCAGCGCCTCGAACGCGATGGTGCGATCGGCTCCGGCTCGCAGGAACTCATCACCTCGGTCCGTCGCTTCCAAGTCCGCACGGGCATGGACGACGAGACGGCGCGCTTCATGGACAAGTACTCGCGCCCGATCGAGATCCTTGAGTTCTGGGGTCGTGTGCCTTCCGAGCTTTCCCCCGACGGCGACCTCAACCGCGTCGTCACCGTGGCGAACCGCCGCTACCTCATGCGGAACCGCCCGAACCCGTACAACCACGGTCGTCTGCCGTTCCTCTCGTTCTCGCCCACCCCGGACCCGCATCACTTCTACGCGCCCGGCAAGGCCGAGATCATCGAGAAGCTCCAGATCGTCGGCAACCGCTACCTGAACCAGAGCCTCGACGCAGCCGATCTGATGATCGACCCGATGTGGTTCTACGATCGTGGTGCGGGCCTCGTCACGCGCAACCTGTACAGCCGCCCCGGCCGCTTTGTCGGCCTGAACGGCGACCCGCGTGCAGCGATCATGCCGATGCAGATGAACATGGAAGGTCTCACCGTCGCGGACAACAAGATCGCGCAGGTGCGTGAGTTCGCACAGATGGGCACCGGCCTCGTCGATGACGCGGTCATGGGCCTCGGTTCCGACAGCCGCCAGACCGCCCGCGAGTTCGTGGGCCGGCGCGAGGCTGCGGGCACCCGTCTGATGCTGGAGTCGCGCATCTACGAGGAGACCATGCTGGAGCCGCTGGCGAACATGTTCAGCGCCCTCAGCAAGCAGTTCCTTGAGCCGCCGATCGAGGTGCTCATCCTCGGCGACGGCGCGATGCTCGACCCGGACACCGGCATGCCCATCCCGGCATCGAGGGAAGTCCTCAGCGGTTACGACCTGTT